GTCGGCCCGCGGCCGGACCGTGGCCGAGTGGGAACGGATCCGCCGCGAGGTCGGCATCGACGTGTTCACGTCGCTGTACCAGGGCAAGCCGTCACCCGGCGAGGGATCAATCTTCCGCCGCGACTGGTGGAAGTACTACGACCAGCCGCAGTGGGTGGAGCGGCCAAACGGTTCACGCTGGGCCGTCGGGTTCGACGAGGTCATCACCTCATGGGACTTGACCTTCAAGGACACCGACGGCACGGACTACGTTTGTGGCCAGGTGTGGGCGCGGCGCGGCATTGAGGCGTTCCTGCTTGATCAGGTGCATGGTCGGATGGCGTTCGTGGACACCTGCCAGGCGGTGCGCGACCTTGCGGCACGCTGGCCGCAGGCGGCGGCGAAACTGGTCGAGGACAAGGCCAACGGGCCGGCGGTCCTAAACGCTTTGGCCCGCACCGTGCCGGGGATGATTCCGGTTCAGCCGGACGGGTCGAAAACGGCCCGCGCCGCCGCGGTGTCGCCGTTCGTGCAGGCCGGCAACGTGTGGCTGCCTGCGGTGGAGTTGGCGCCGTGGGTGGCTGGTCTGACGAAGGAAGCGGCGAACTTCCCCCGTAGCACGCACGACGATCAGGTGGACGCCATGACGCAGGCGTTGAACCGGCTGCTGCTCAATCCGCTGCTGCTTGACGACAGCATCCTCGAGGAGTCCGACGACGCCGACGGGTTGATCAGCCTGTACTGACGCGGAGGGCTTGTGCTGCCGTTCGCCGGGGTCATCAGCACGCGGCCGTATCCGCCGACCGGCCTGACAACGGCACGGTGGGCGGCGGAGGTTGCGCCGGTTGAGGTGGCGTTCGCCGATTTGTGGCTGACCCAGGAGCGGGTTGTGATACCCGCCTTGTGGGGGCAGACGGATCGGGCGTCCGACGCCTACCCGCACGTGGTGCGTTGGCAGGGAACGAACTATGTGGAAGACGGTCACAACCGCATCGTCCGGGCAGCGCTCGGCGCTGGTGTGACGTCGATGCCGATGCGGGTTTTCAACGTTCACTGAGGGGCTGGTGTCCGTGACCGCCCCCACCGCCGCGTCGAAACGTAAGGTTCGCGAGACAGAGTTGCGGGCCGACTTGGCGCGCGAACGCGACACTGTTGAGCTCCTCTCGGAGTCGGTGGCCGACCTCGAGCGCCAGTTGTTTGATCCGGGTTGGGTGCGGCTAACCGCGCTGTCCGAGGTTGAGTTCCAGCCTGAGGGCCTGCGGCAGTTGCGTGCACTGTGCCGTGTCTACGCTTTGAAACAACCCCTAATCAAAAGGGGCATTGCTCTCAGATCGGCATATATTCACGGTCAGGGTGTTGAGGTCGCGGCCCGCGCCGACGGGCGTGACCGTGGTGAGCAGGACGTCAACGCCGTCATTCAGGCGTTCCTGGATGACCGGGGCAACCGTCGTGCGGTGACCGGCCCCGCAGCCCGGGAACAACTTGAGCGGGCGTTGTGTCACGACGGGGAAATCTTCGTTGCCCTGTTCACCCGCCCAACAACCGGCACTGTGCAGGCGCGGGTTGTGGTTGCCGACGATATCGCCGACGTGATCTGCAACCCGGATGATGCGACCGAACCGTGGTACTACCACCGCCGTTGGAACGAAATGGCGTTGGACATGTCGACCGGCACCGTCAACCCAACCCTGCGGGAACGGTTCTACCCGGCGGTGGGCTACCGGCCGGCCGCCCGACCAGCGTCGTTTGGTGGTGTGCCGATCGCGTGGGATTCGCCCATGGTGCATCTTGCGGTGAACGTGCCGTTGGGGTGGCGCCGGGGTGTGCCCGACGCGTACGCCGCCATCGACTGGGCGAAGGCGTACAAGGAGTTCCTGGAGGACTGGGCCCGGCTGGTCAAGTCCCTGTCGCGGTTTGCGTGGCGGCTGACGGCGAAGGGTCAGGCCGCCGGGCAGGCAAGGGCGAAAATCGCCGCCGCACCCAGTGTCGATCCCGCGACCGGCCTGCCGTTGTCGGCTGGCGCCACGGCGATCATGCCGGCGGATGCGGCGTTGGAGGCCATCCCCAAGTCGGGTGCCACCATCGACGCCGAGAGCGGCCGGCCCCTGGCCATGATGGTGGCCGCCGCGTTGGGTGTGCCGGTGACGATGCTCCTGGCCGACCCGGGGCAGACGGGGGCACGGGCGACAGCGGAGACGTTGGATCAGCCGACCCGGTTGGAAATGGCGCAGCGGCAAACGTTGTGGTCGGAGTTTCTGCGTTCCATCTTCGACCATGTGATTGCCGAGTCGGTGCGCGCCCCGAAGGGGGCATTGAAGGGGAAGGTCACCCGGGACGAGAACGGCCGGGAGACGACTGTTCTGCTCGGTGACACCCCGGACACGATCGACATCATGTGGCCCGAGTTGGACACGATCGATCCTCTGGTGTTGGTGCAGGCCATTGTGCAGGCCGATTCGACGGGCACCGTACGCCCGGAGGAGATTCTGCGGTTCCTGCTGGCCGCGCTCGGCTCCCACCGCGTCGACGAGCTGGTGGCGGCACAGTTGGACGACGACGGCAACTTCATCTGGCCCACGCCACCCGCTGGTGTTGGTCCGCTCGCCGCAGGTTTGGCCCGCGCTGGGCAGGACTCGGCGTCAGCGGGGGTCGGCCCGATGGCCGGTGGCGGCGACACAGTACCCAATGGCGACGGTGCGACCGATGTGGTCCCGGCAGCCGATCAGCCACCGGGAACGTAGGTGCCGGTCACCCGCGCCACCTTGCACGATTCGGCGCAGCTACGCAGCGACGTCGGCACCGAGGCCGACCAGTCCACGCGGGATTTGACCACCGCCTGGGTGGCCGCCTGGGTGCTGCTGGCCCTGCCCACACTGGCCGCCGCGTCCTCGATTGTTGCGACCGCGGTGCGGCTGGGTCGCTGGCCGGGTCGGTGGGAGTTGGCCCGAATCCCCGGGGTGCAGTCGGTGTTGGACGCCGCATCCCAGGCGTTGGACCGGCTCGGCGCGCGAACGGTTGCCTCGGTGACAGGCGCCGCCGGTCGGGCAATCGCCGCAACGGTGCCGGCGCAGGCCAGACTGATTGCCAGCCAACTGCCGGCCGCCGAACGCGACGCCGCGGCAGCCCGGTTCGCGGGCAAAGTGTTGCCGCGTGCGGTGGATGTGATGCGGGCCCGGGTTGGGCAGCAAATCGAATCCGCTGCTAGGCCGCTGTCGACGCTGGCGGCCGATGCGATGCGCCGCGAGTTGGTCCGCGGGGTGAGGCTCGGCGACGACCCGCAGACCGTGGCGCAGGCCATGGTGGACCGTGTACAAGGCGCCTTTGAGGGCGCTCTCTCGAGGGCGATCACTATTGCCCGCACGGAGATACTCGACGCGCACAGGGTCGCCGGGCAGTACGTGGACCTTGCCAACGCCGACGTCCTGAGCGGATGGCGCTGGCAGTGCCAGTTGGGACCCAAGACCTGCCCGTCGTGTCTGGCGATGAACGGCACCCTGCACGACCTGGCCGAACCGGGCCCGTTGGATCACGTGGCGGGCCGCTGCCAGCGGGTGCCCACGTTGCGACCCTGGGCTGAACTCGGTCTCGGCAACAACGAGCCGGCCGATCGGTTCCCAGACGCGCGGGCTTGGTTCGGCAAGCAGCCACACGAAGTTCAGGTGGGCATCCTCGGCGCGGCCCGACTAGACCTGCTCCAGTCCGGTCTCGTCGGCTGGGATGACCTGGCCGCCCGTCGCGAATCGAACGCTTGGCGACCCAGCTATGTGCCGACCACGGTGCGGGACCTGCAGCGCCTCGCCGGCCAACGCTCCCGCGTCGCGGCCTGACCAGCTTTCCCTCGTCGCGCACTTCCTGTTCCCCCGCTGTCCGTTGAGGGAGATTCCGCCATGTCCAACCGCCGCAAGCGTCGCCATTCGGCCGGGCCCGCATCGCCGCCTGGGACCTCGTTTCCGGTGCCGGTTGTGCTGCGGGAGTCGGCGGTTGCCGTTGCCGAGAAGGTGGCGTTTGCCGAGTCGAACGCCGGCTCCCTGGTGTCGGCCGGTGGGCGCCGCTACCGGGCCCGGCTGATTGAAGGCGACAGGTGGGGCAGTTCGGGGTTCTGGCCCCGGGCGGTTCTGGAACGTGACGGCCCGAAGGCGTGGCCCGCCGACACGACCCTCATGTATCTGGATCACCCGTCGGCGACGGAGGCGGTTGAGCGTCCCGAACGGTCGGTGCGTGACCTTGCTGCCCGTGTCGTGTCCACCCCGGTCTACGAGGGTGACGGCCTGTACGCCGACATTGAGGTGTTCCCACACGCCGTGCCGCTGGTGGAAGCACTGGCCGACACGATCGGCCTGTCGGTGCGTGGCGACGGTTCCGGCACAGTTGGGAAGGTCGGGGACCGCTCCGGCGTCATCATCGAATCGATCGACCGCGGCTACTCCGTCGACTTCGTCACAAAGGCCGGCGCCGGCGGCAAACTCGTATCCCTGCTTGAGGCGGCCCGCAACATCGGCGTTGAGATCCGGGAGGCCCGCAACATCGGCGCCTGGATTGAGGCGCAACTACACAACGCGTTGACCGACATTGCAGACCAGATGTACGGCAACGGGCAGTTGACCCGCGACGAACGCATCACCCTTTCCAATGCTGTCGGGGACGCGTTGCAGGCGTTCACCGCCCGGGTCGAGGCGGATGCCGCCCAGCTGTTTACCCGCGATTTGTACGAGGAGCCACCCGAGGCCGCGACGGCTGTGGCGGAAAGCGCCCGCGCGGGTACCGCCGAACCTGTCGTCGCAGCCGGCCAGGAACCCGCCGGGCCGGCCGATGCCCCCGAATCGGCGATCGCACCAACAGATGTCACGGACGGCACCCCGCCGGCCGAAACCAACCCACCCGAAGAGGAGTCCAGCGTGTCTGGAAGCCACAGCACCGGCCTGGCGCCGGGCGCGGCGGGGACAACCGAGGCCACCGTCCAGGTGCCGGCTGCTGTCACCGAAGCTGAAACCGCCCGCGCCCGTGCCGAGCAGGAACGCGACACCGCGCTGCAGGAGGCCGCGCAGATGCGGCAGTCCCTCGCGCGGCTCACCGCCACCGAGGCCGGCCGGCCCATCGCCACCAGCATCCTTGCCGAGTCCGCACTCCCCCCGGCCGGCCGCGACCGGGTACTTGCCGCCGCGGTGCGGGATGTGCCGCTGGCCGAGGCCGACGAACTGCGCAACGGCGCGGTGGTGAAGGTGTTGCGCCTGGATGAGGTCGCGTTCCGCGCCGCCGTCACCGAGGCGGCGAAGGCGGAGGAGGTCTACGTGGCGTCGCTGCGTGAGGCCGCCGGTGAGGGCCGCGTAACCGGCCTGGGCGCCGCAACGACGACCCCCGACACGGCGAAGCAGTTCGAGACGGACCTGGCCGAGTCGTTCAAGCGGCTGGGCATGAGCAGCGACGCGGCACTTGTCGCCGCAGGGGGGCGTGGCTGATATGGCTGCCAACATGGTCGTCAAGTGGACCCGGACCCGGGTGTACGCCTGCTCCGACCCGACCACCCCCGCCTCCGGTGACCCGGTCATCAACGGCCAGGTCCCCGGTGTGGCGTTGAACGCTGAGGACACCGCTGGCAACACCACCGTCGCCCTCGACGGCGACTACAACCTGTCGGTGAAGGGTGTGGACGGCGGCGGCAACTCGGCTGTGGCCGACGGTGACCTTCTCTACTACGTGTCCGCCGACACCCCGAAGTTGTCCAAGAAGACCTCCGGTGTGCGGTTCGGGTACGCCCGTGCCGCTGTCACCTCGGGTGCCACGGCCACGATCCGCGTCCAGGTGGGGTATTGATATGACGACTGCAACCCTGCCCAGTGCTGGCCTGAACCGGCTTGCCACGTTCGAGGGCGGCACCGAGGACGCGTCCACCGCCAACATCTTCGGAGGGGAAGGTCGTCGGGTAACCCGCCGCACCGACCCCGCCTACCAGCAGGGCCTGTCTGAGGTCATGCGCCTGTATGAGCGCGCCCTGACCGGGTCCCGCCGGGCGGCCCTGGACTTTCAGGAGGCGCTGACCCGCAGCGACTTCTCCTACCTGTTCGCCGACGTCATCGACCGGCAGCTGCTGGCGGCGTATTCGACGATGCCGATCCAGTGGGATACGTGGGCGAGGCGTGGCCGGGTGCGGGACTTCCGCACCGTGAAGCGGTTCACGTTGGATGGTGGCAAGGCGCTGCTGTCGAAGGTGAAGGAGCTGGCGCCGTACACGGCCCGGTCGGTGGCCGACGGCATCTACTCCTACAGCGTCGACAAGTACGGCGCGGAGATTGACATCTCGTGGGAGTCGATCGTCAACGACGACCTGGGCGCGTTCCAGGACCTGCCGCAGGCCCTGGCACTTGCGGCGCGGCGCACCGAGGAGCAGTTCGCCACCGGCCTGTTCGCCTCAAGCACCGGGCCGAACGCCACGTTCTACAGCAGCGGCAACAAGAACGTGGTCACCGGCAACCCGGTGCTGTCGGTGTCCGGCCTGCAGACCGCGTTCACCGTGCTCGCGTCGCAGGTCGACAGTGACGGCGGCCCCATCTACATCAACGGTGTGACCCTGGTGGTTCCGCCCGCGTTGGAGGTTGTCGCCAACAACATCATCAACGCGACGGAGATTATCGCCGCGGCGGGTGGTGGCGACAACACCGGCAACGACGCGTTGCGCGTGGCGAACTGGCTGCAGAACAAGATTCGGGTAGTTGTTAACCCGTGGCTGCCGCTGATCGACACCACCAAGGGCAACACCGCCTGGTACCTGTTCGCCAACCCGAACGAGGGGCGCCCGGCGATGGAGGTTGGTTTCCTCACCGGCCACGAAACGCCGGACCTGTGGGTTAAGGCCCCAGATGCGATGCGCGTCGGCGGGGGCATGGTCGGCCCGGAGGAGGGTGACTTCTCCAACGACGGCATCCGCTACCGGGTTAGGCACGTTTTGGGCGGAGTTTTGCAGGATCCGAAGAGCAGCGTAGCCAGCACTGGTGGCTGAGAATTTGGGCCCCCGGCCGCATGCGATCTCGTCCGGTGACGAGTTCCTGAACCTGCTGCTGACCCAGGCCGAGCAGACCAACGACCTGCTCGGTCGGATCATTGACCGGCTCCCCGAACCCGCCCCCGTGGCGGCCGGGGAGCCGGGCCGGGTCGAACTGCGCGAACCCGCACTACAACACCAGCCCGAACCGGCCGCGGACGACACGCCGCCGGCGCCACCCGACAGCGAGCCGAAGAACCGTCGGGCGCCGGGTCGGCGGTCAACGAAAACCACCAAGGAGTAGGCATGGGGACCACGGCGAAGGGTGTTGCCGGCGGGCTGGCAACACTGGACGGCACCACCAAGCTGCCCGCTGCCCAGTTGCCCACCGGCCTTGGCGGGCACTACCCGCCAACCGACGGGCAGTGGCTGCTCAACGGTTCACCGTCGGGCACGTTCCGCACCAGCCTGCGGCGTGAGCAGCTGGTCAGCAACCTGGCCGCGCTCACAACGCAGGTGATGACGTCGGTGGCGTTGTACCTGGACGCCGGTGATGTGGTCACCAACCTGACGTTTCTGTCGGGTGCGACCGCGGCGAGTGTGCCAACGAACTGGTGGTTCGCTTTGTATTCAACGGCGGCCACTCCGGCGCTGCTGGGGCAGTCCGCTGATCAGACCACCACGGCGTGGGGGGCGAACACGGCAATCACGCTGGCCCTGGCTACGCCGTACACCGTCACCACTGCGGGCATCTACTACGCGGCGGTGATGGTGAAGGCGAGCACTGTGCCCACCTTGGCCGGTGTGACGTTGGAAAACGCGGCTGCCGCCGGTGCGGTGGTGACGGGGCAGAAGATCCTGGCGCAAACCTCCGGGTCAGCGCTAACCACAACCGCCCCAGGCACGATCGCCAGCGCCACGACGGTGGCGACCGTGCCGTACGTCGTGGCGAACTGAGGCGCGCAGGTAGCTCCTCTTGGTCGTGCGGCCCGGTCGGTGGCAGGAAGTCCCGGCCGGGCAGCACCCGCACCGGTTGATCACAAAGAGAGGGTGGTCGTTCGATGGCTGGATCGCCGCAACATGCCACGTTGACTGCGGGCACCGTGACCACCTTGACCTTCGACCCCCGCTTCAACTGGGTTGAAGTTGTCAACGTAGATGGCGCCGCGGAGGTGTACTTCACAGCCGACGGATCAACCCCCGTGGTTGCCACGACAGGTACCCACGTCCTGCCCGCCGCTGTCGGGTCGTCCCTGGAAATTGCGGTGTCCACCAACGCCGCCACGGTGGTAAAGGCCATATCCGCAGGCACACCGAAGATATCGGCAAGGGGATCCGTTGATTCGCTGTAGCGTCGAGCCGGGTTGGGGGGGCGATGAGTAGCCGCAGCGGCAGCCGCACGTCCGGGTCGGTGCCGGGCGCCGCCGTTGTGCACACCCACACCGAAGCCGACGTGACGAACCTGACCACCGACCTTGCGACGAAACTGGCCAAGGCCAGCAACCTGTCCGACCTTGCCAGCGCAGCAACGGCCCGCACCAACCTGGGTGTACCGGCCGACTCGTCCGTGGTGCACCTGACTGGCGCCGAGGTCATCGCCGGGGTCAAGACCTTCTCTTCCGAGCCGGTTGCCCCCAGCATTCAGGTCACCGGCACCACTGGGGCACCGAACACCGGCCGGTTCGTCGGCGTCACCGCCTCCGGCGCGCCAACCTCCGGCACGTACGGCGTCGGCGACTACATCGTCACCCAGAACGGGCAGATGTTCGTCTGCACCGCCGCAGGCACACCCGGCACGTGGGTGACACCCCGGGACACCACCAATCTCCTCACCGTCGGTGAGGAGACCTTCACCCGCGACTTCGCCACCACCTCGACGGGCATGACATCGCAGGCGCTGCGTCTGACCTACTTCACAGCGCGCAAGACGGAGACGACCACGCAGGTGCGGGTTCTCAC